AAGGTTAGATAAAGCAGTACCATCATCAGTAAGTTTTTCAAATTGCATATGCTCAAATGGTGCTTCTATCGTATATACATCTCCACTTAAACTATTATCAATCTTATATTCGGTAGTACCCCATCCTATACCTTGTTTTTGCTCATACAACTGAGCCACCTCTGTACCTCTGCCTGTATATTCAAATTTAATCTCTTTATAAGGTAAGGCTACATCTATTGTACTTTCTGAAGTATCAACATATTCAGTAATATCTCTTGTTGTTCCCCCTGCATAAAAATCATCTAAGGTTTGCACTTTAATCTTGCCATCTGATTGAACATAAGCAGTTAAATTAAATAACTTAAATAATCCCGAAAGAAAATCAATTACCTTCATTTCAGGTATTTGTTCTGATGCTCTAAATTGGAAATTAGAAGCAAGAGTTTGAGTAGCTCCTGTATATGTTCCTGTTTCCCCTGTTCCTGTATAAGAGTCTGTGATTACCCATTCACAATCGAATTGCTCTGTGGCAGTTCCTTCGATATAAACATCGTACCCTGTTGATGAATTGGTTAAACTACCTGTCATCGTTATAGAAGAACCGCTACCACTATCTGATGCGTAAACAACTCCATCTTTTTTTATAGTAACCGTATATGGATTTGTTCCCGAACTTCTTGTAACTTCTAAAGAATAAGATAATGTTTGACCGCCTGTTAAATTGAATACCTTTAAATAATCATCGACCATAACCACTCTTGTCATTTGAGTAGTGTCTGTGGAGAATCCTTCGTATCTCTCTTCTATTACATTTCCTTCAGCATCATCAAATACAAAACCCTTTCTTCTGTGCATCCACATATACATCTTGTAATATTGGTCATTACTTGTGGTGTCTAATATGAACGAATCACTTGTGAATTCGATATCATCATAGCTCTCCTCGATTGCTTTGACAATCAAGTACAATCTTATTCCGTATTTCAATTCTTGCCAATACAATCCGTGTTGATGTGGTGCGCCTCCTCCTGAATGGTCAAATAAATTACCTCCATTTGGATTAGTAGTACCATCATCGTTAAAATATTGAGTTCCTCCTCCTGTTAATGTTCTATAAAACAATCTTGTCTTACAGGCAATTAAAGGCATTACAAAAGCATCCGAATAAGTAACCGAATCATTAGTCAAATCTATTCCGTTTGCTTGTAAATCGGTTTTAACTTGAGAAGCATTGTAAGTCCTTGTAAATCCGCTTAACCAAGATAATGAGCTTAGTTTATCTTCTCCTAATATGTCTTTGAGGTTTACTGTATTTCCGTAAAAAACTACTTTATACGCATAAGGTTTATTGTTACGCATATCCACTCCCTGTAATTGAATCTTACCCTCTTGAAAAGGTATATAGTTTAATTCAATAGTAGCATTTACTTTTTTTCTTGCATCAAATCCATTATCAATATCAAAATTGTAATAGTGTTTAAATAGTTTGTTATTCGTTTTTGAAGCAGGTAAGCTAAACGATTTTGAAAATGGTGTAAAAATTTTAGATATATCCCTTACATTCTGTATAGTTTGTGTGAGCGAAATAGTCTCATCGCTAAACAAATCTACTATCGTATCTTGTATATATAGTATAACCTTTTGCATTATCTTACATTCTGAATCTTACTATTCGCAAAATCAAACTCAAAGGTGTAAGCAACTAACTTATCGTTTACACTTGTTTTCTCTTGCACCGATGAGGTTTTAAGTACCACAGGGTAAGTATCTGAGCCAATCTCTAACCAAACCTGCTCTGACATTAATAATTGCTTCATAGGTTCGTTTACTGACTCATCTAAGTAAGCTGTAGATACCGTTATGCTCTCTTGTCCTTGTACATCAAATCTTCTCTGACTATGCTTATAGGTAGAGTACGAAAGGTCGCTTAAATCGATTATATTACGGTTGTAAGTTTCTGATGTTTGTGATAGACTCTTAGTTGATTTCTTAGATGCCCAAATATCTTGTATTGCTCCGTACTTGTTATAGAATACAATTCTAACAGGAGTGTACTTTAACTCACATAACTCTTTGAAGGTTACTGTTACCGATTGTGCGTTTCCAATAGTAGAACTAATCACCGCAGTATCCCCCGTTTCAATTCCATCTGTAGGTGCAATACCTAAGTACTGAATCTTCTGATTAGAGTTACCATCATCTGTTATCTGCACATCTACAAGCGATGAGTTCCAAGTAACATCATAGGTATCCCAAAAGTCATCTACTAATTGCCACTCTACCGAATCCCCACCCGTTAAAGTAAGGTCAATAAAAGGTTCTGTTTCTGCCCATAGTGGTAGCTTAATCTCCTCTCCCTTGATAAAATATACTGTGAGGTTATCCTGTAAGAGCATAGGAGTATAAGATGCATCTTGTGGGTCAAGAGATACTCTTGGATTAATCCCTTCTTCAAAGTATCCAAAGCCATCTACTGCTAAGTGGTAATCACCAAAGGTATGAGAGCCTGAATCTACTTTATACGACCATTGTACCCATATTACATCTACTGCTTCCGTGTAGTAGTCGGTGTATAGGTAATCTCTTAGTAATTCACTAACCTCAAATACCACATAGTTGTTGTTATCAAGTTCTGACTTAGTAAGTGTGTAGTTAGGTGATGCAGGTCTATCTCCTGTTACTCCTGTCCATATATACACCTTCAATTCAACAGAACTTAGTGGGTCTGCTGATATCTTAGTATAAAAAGGACTTCTTGCGTTAATTATTTTACTCATCTCGTAAATTCTAAAAATTCGTCTATATCTAATCCAAAGGCTTCGACCACCTCAGCAGGTAAATTATCAAAGGCTCTTTCGAAAGGTTTAGTAAAAAATAAACTCGCTTTAATCCCTTTCTCATAGATACTCTTTGCTATTACATATTTTAAACTTTGTCTGTCAATAAATCTTCCCTTCTCATCTCTTGGTGCTATTCCCTTTCTTACTGTCCACTTATCTAATGCACTTGTAGGAATCGTTTTAAACCTTCCTGAGAATTTAAACCTACTATTTCTTGTTTCTAAGTAACTACTCTTACTTCCGTGTACCCCTTCGTCTATATAAGACCCGTAATCAGCCATATAGAACTCTAAGCTGAACGAATTAGGGTGTACCTTTAAATCGTATCCTAAAGAATCATAAAGTGTCCCTGAAGCGTTCTTTTTCTGCTTAGTAAGATTCGTTCTTGATTGTTGAATAACATACTTAGCAAACTTATTTAGTGCTTCCTGCGTGTTAGCATACATTGACATCGTTCTCTATGATTATGTCCATTGTAGCTGTCCACCCCGCTATCTGATTCTCAAACCTATCTCTAAATGGCTCTAAACTTACATCACCCTGTACTTGATATTTGTCAGAGTATAGTGAGCCGATTCTTAGTTTCTGAATTACTTTATTTAGTACAGTAAGCTGAGTGTTTAGCACATCCTGCTCATTGTCGTTTCCTACGAAAATATCCGTTACCTCATCTTTACTCACATCTACAATATCCATAGCAAGGATAGATAAATTGAAAGTCATTATATTCTCTCCGCTTCTTACAGAGTTTACTATAATGTGTGATAATGGGAATATGGTTTGCTTGCTGAGGTCTATCTGTGTGATATCCCCATAAGTTACCGTGTTACAATTTGTATCGGCTTGTAGTGTGTCTTTAATCGTATCTAAGACTCTGTAAAAGCCATTCATTACACTCATAATCCTAAATCTTTGATTTATAATTTACCTTTTATCTGTTTTGCTTCTAATTCGTTTTTCTCTTTCATAAAGGTTAGCATCATAAGACACTCGTGTACCTTTAGTTCAGAGATATGTTCAAATCGTCTAATATCCCCTTGAGCAAGTGCGTATATTGATTGATACCATCCCCACTTCTTTCCGAATTGAGGTATTGCACCAAACGACTCTCCTTGCCCTCCTCCAAATAGTTCGTCATAGCTCTCGATAAGTCTATCCCTAAACGATAAAAAAAAAGCACAGAACTAATCGCTGCATCAAGTGGCATATTCTTATACACCTCAGCATTTACTACTTCGTAAGGAACAATATTATAACGATTGCCTCTCTTGTCTTTGATAGGTCGATACAGAACTGCCATCGCTCTGTGAATGTTTTGCCAATCTCCTATGTAAGTATCTAAATCAACATACTCACCAAAAGACATATCATCAAGATTAGGAATGAATCCGTACTCTACATCTCCCATCTTAAATCTTTGTACAAGCTGAGGTTTCTCATTTAAAATCTCAGTTAGTAACTCTACTACACCATCCACATCTTTGAACCTCATCTGATACGCCTCAGAGAGTTTTACACCGCAGAATATCTCAAGCATCTTTAAAGCCAAGAACTCCTCTGTAACCTCTCCTGAGTAAAGCTTCACAAACTTCTGATACTGACCTAATGTAATCTCACTTAGTCGGTCAGGTACATTGATTTCTAATTTCATAATTACTTACTTATCTATATAACGAATGAAACAATAGGTTTTAGAAATAAAAAAAGACAGCCTTACGGGACTGCCTCTTTCAAACTAAACTTAACTCTTATGAGCTACTAATATAGTAAAAATTATCTTACTGCGTAACTTCCATAGTTAGGATTCTTTAATTGATAGCTAATTGCGTATCGTGCTGCATCTATTAAGTGATTATGGTCATCTATTGGAGTGTTACTCTTTCGCTCTAACCAACTGTAGTTATTTAGTTCTTTGATAAGGTTCGTACTATTAGGGTCTATTACTAAGTCGTAGTCTTGCATTAGACTTATCCCATAGGTTACACTTCCTTGTCCTTTTACTGATTCTCTAATGTTGCTCTCTCTTCTTAGCTCTGTAATCAGTCTTGGCTCTGCACTATCTCCTATGATTAATGCATCACCTGCGTATTGCTTATTTAAACGGCTTATCTCGCTTGTTGTAAGTCTTGGTAGGTAGAAACACTCTCTAAGGTATATTCGTTTGTTAGACTTATCTATATTCGTTTCTATGAGCGTAGTAGGGTCATTACTAAACCCATAATCCTGTCCAAATACAGAAGTGCTTAGTTTCTTGAACTCACCTATCTCCCAATTCGTAAAGATAACTCCTTCAGCTTTGTCTAACCACCCTCCTAATATTTGATGCTTATACTTCTCAGGTCTGCGTAACCTCATCTGCTCTATCTGAGAAATGAATGATTCGTTAAGGTGTTTGATGTTATCTAAGTAAGTACTGTGTATATAGGTAGTATCTCCTTTCGTTATGTTGCTCCCTTCCTGTACTCCTCTATCCTCAAAGAACCGCTTGTAAATAAAATGCTCCTTAGTAGTAGGGTTTAAGATTAGAATGACTCTGTTCTGATTCTTGTTAGAACGAATTGAGAAGTCTATTGTGTCAAACTTCTTTTCATCTGTTAGTTCCTCTGCTTCTTCCAATACCCAAGTAGTAA